GCTTTCCATTCCTCATCTGTATTGTATTTTTCACCTGTTTTCAAGTTAGATATTGTCGTTATTATCTTCTCTGGCTTCATTGTTTGCATTATGTTGTTACCTCTCTTGGTTCTATTTCTAATATTGAAGCTATGACATGCAGTTCGTTTGCATCAGTAGCTTGGACTTTCAGAATCTCACTAGCCTCCATGACGAGAGGTTGAGTAAGTAGCTCTGTTGTAGTATTTGAAGATATAGCTTTGCTCTTAAATAAACTAAATATATTAGACGATGCGTCCACCAAAGTCACTGTTATACTAGCTCCTGATCCTGCATCTTCAGATACTAAAATCGATTTAACCACAGCAGTTTTAAACGACGGCACTGTGTATAGTGTTGTTAGATCGGTAGTCGTTAAATCTGCTTTTTTATTTATAAAACTATTTGCCATTAATTTACAAAGAAGTTTTCTGCTTCCATCTCATCTTTTAATTCTTGTTGATACGTTGTATTTAATTTTTGTATAACACCATCGAGATCCCTAACCTGTGCATCAGCTACAGATTGTTTATACGTCTCACTAGGTCTTGTTAATACTTGTACTATCTTTGCCATTATCTATATAGACTAGCTATACCTCCATATCTAAATGATCCCATTTCATCTGATCCTCCCGGTCCTGCCGATCCAGGGGAACCGCCCCCGCCTCCGCCATTTGAACCTGAATCATCACCACTGCCACCTGTTAGAGCAACTTCATCGTAAACGTTACCTGTAGTTATACCAGTTGCTGCATCGGTAATATCTCCAGTGTTGTAATCAATATCAGTTCCAGAATCTGTGCTTCCTAAAGTATCTTGAATATCTGCAAACTGCATACCTGTTGCCGTTACACCGCCTTGAGGACCTATTTGACTCGGGTCTCCACTTTTATCAATTAAACCTAATCCTTGATTTCTTCTATCCATAAAATTTCTACCTAAAGTTAAAGCTAATGGTCCAAATATAGGTCCGAGAAAAGCTTGTGCTAGTAAACTCATTATTCCCGTTTTAGCTATACCACCAAAAGTCGTTGGTCCTTTATCTTTATTGTCTTCGTCTCCTCCAGTTCCAAAATAACCACCACCAGTAAACTTATTAATATCTGCTACATTTTTTCTATTAGGATTTAATAATCTATCAGCGCCTCGTGAAACTAAATTACCTAAGATTAAATTTTGTATTGACATTATCTTCTACCGTCCGGTTGTATATCTAATTTAAACGTACCAAGTTTCCAGTCTTGAGATGTGCTTGTATTTTCTATCTTTAATGCAATGGCTCTAGCTCTGGCTCTTGTATCTACTTTTGTTGTAGATGAACTAACATCAAAAGGTCCAAGTGATGAGCTTGCCGCCGTATCGTTAGAATAATTTTTTAAATTTAAAGTCACTCTTGTGTTTCCTGTTTGAGATATAAAGTCGGGCACAAATCTTCTTATCTTCATTATAAATTCACCATCCCCTCTAATATCTGCTGTGCCTGTTGTAGCACCTCTTGCCACTCTTTGAGTAATATCAAAATCACCAGATAATATGTTTGCAGTGATTGCTGTAACTGAACCACCTTTAATCTGATCAGTTCCTGTTTCGTGTTGATAGTATGTTGTAATACCATCTGTATTACCTTGTACATATGTAGATGAAGTGGCTGCCTCTACACCGTCTGCATCATACTCCATAGCATGTGGTTTACCAAATACAGCTGAGTCTTGCCATGCTGTTCTAGCTAAAGTTCCAACTGTCCATATTGGTCTTTGTGGTGATGAGTCTTGATAATTATAACAAACCATTTTATTCACAACAGATGAGTTACCTGTTGGATAAAACCACATAATTTCACCAAACAAATTATTTAATCCTGCTGCAATCATTTGATTACCAGAATCTAAATTAATATCATCAAATACAAAATCCTCTACTAAACAAGGCAATGTTTCTAGTGCACCAGCATATCTAAAAAAACCATTTTCTGAAAACCAATATGCAGCTCCGTCTACTTCAACAACTGCGTTCTTTCCCACTAGTCCACAGTTAGTTCCTGCTTGCACAAAAGCAAATGTAAAAGGTTGGCCTACAAAACGCATTAAAAATAATGCTGTGTCTGTATAAACATAAATAGAATCTCTACCTCTAATAGCTCCCATGATCCGTGATCCGTCGGCCAGTCTCTGTGTACCAGCTGTATTGGTTGCTGTAGGTGTATACGTGTTAATATCTTCTTGGTCCGAGAATCTAATAAACATATCATCTTGTGTAGACTTCGTACCAATCGTTGTTTCTGTACCAAAGAATACTAAGTGTCTATCCGGTGTAGATACGAGCATGTGTCTTGATGCAGTTGGTGCACCTGAAATAATAGTTGCTCTAGAGTTTGTTGCATCTGTTGCTGCAGAGTTCCATTCAAATACTTCACCATCTACGATTAAACAAATTGCTTTATCACCAAAGTTATCAATGGACCACATACCAGGATCTACAATTAAGTCTCCTGATGCTGCCTCACCCCAAGCTACGAAGCTAGATGTATTTGTAACTGTATCACCAGAAGAGTGTGATGCAGCTGTCGTGTTTCTAACACCTCTTGTTACACCTGTAAGTGTGTTTGTAGATATGCCCGTGTAAGATATTTCTTCTGTTCCTATCTGAACAAAGTTTGTGCCAGATGAAGGAAACTGTGAAGCATCATTTAATGTTATACTTGTAGAGGAAGAAGATATGTCAGAAGATAAAACTGTCGTAAAAGCTCCTACCTCTTGTCCACCCCAAGATCCAAGAGACCAACCAAATCCTTGTGTCTGCACATCTGGTCCTACTCTGTAATAATGTTGAACTCTAATACCACCAGACTCTGAAGCTCCAGAACCTGATTCTGATGAAGGCATTGTTATTGTAATTGTGTTTGATGACGGCACAGTTGTAACCATAAATCTTATGTCATCAAAATTAGCCGCTGCGTAATTTGAATCTGTAGCAGTTGAAAAATTATCTAATAATATTATGTCTCCTGCTGTAATACCGTGATCTGTAGAAAAATTTATAGTAACAGTTGTTGATCCGTTAGTTGTGCTAAATGCATTAGTAAGTGTTGTTGTAGATTTAATTGGGTGTATATCATAAAACACGCCACCTGAATATGCGTATAAAATTCTGTTTGATCCTATAATAGAATACTTTCTACCTGCACTATTAGTAAATTGATGTAGAGCTCTAACAGCTCCCGTAATATTATCGGCTCCAAGTTGCTTCCAACCACCTATTTTTTCAGGAAATAAATATCTGAAACGAACATTATCACAGTCTATCCACTGACCTTCTGCGGCTGTAGCAGTGATTTGTTTATTGATTCCAGGTGCAAAGTTAACCTTCTGTAACATAGATCTCCAGATTATATTAGATTGCGTTGATATTCAACGTTATTTGACTATTCCTAGCATAGGTCTTTTATCATACAAATTGGTTTTTGCAAACCTTCCATCTGCATGATTATAGTGCAGGAATACTTGACCACATAATTCGCCTTCAAAAGGCTCTCTCCAGTGCTCTAAATCACATCCAGAATAAATAAGCATATCTCCTGGTTTTAGATCCACTTTTACACCTTTGGGTGCTCCAGGCCTATGTATGCCTTTATACTCGTCTATGACGTTGTCAGACCCCGTAGGATCGATAAATATAGGCCATGCATCTCCACCTAGGTTTAATGTGGTAGATATTTCACAACTTGGTCTATCTTTGTGTCTTTGTAAGATATTGCCTTTTCTATACAGCCTTGTGTAAGAATACGTAGGCACTAACTTAAGTCCTGTTTTCTTCTGCATTACATCTATGGTTTTAACTAGTAATGTTTCCATTAATCTATCACCATATTTAGCATAAGAGTTTGGAACTTGCGCATCTTTAAAATTACCTATAAGTTTATTGCCTGAATGGGTTATACCATTCTGTAGCATCCAGTCATCTGCGTCTGCTGATATTTGTAGATATGTGTATGCTATGTCTGCTATCTCTTTTGATATAGCGCCACGTATAACTTGATATTTCTTTTTATTAAAACTCATATTTGTATAAAATTATAAGATACAGATATTCTCCAATTCTTTTCACCTTTTTCTGTATTCATATTTATATCAACACCATGGGGTAACCAAGATGGGAAAAAAATCATACGTCCTTCTAACGGTTCATAAGCACATACTCTCCATAATTGTTCTGGTAAGTTTTCTTCTCTTCTAGGCATGTGTGTATTAGGACCTGGTCTAGGGTCTTCTAAAAACAACTTGCCTGAGTTCTTTGGTACTTTAATATAATATACACCTGACCACATAGAGTTGGGATGTGTATGTGTTTTATTATAACTGTACGTAGGATTAATATTAGCCCACATATTACCTAATCCTAGTTTACCTGATATACCATAATCTTTATTACACTCCATAGCCATTTTAAATAATTCATCAATAAGGGGTTGGTATTCTTTTCGTTTATCCATATCTGTTTTGCTATGCCAGCCAAAACCAGAATTAGTTTTTGCTTCTCCTTTAGGATCTGCTTTACGCCACTTTTTTATTTCTTTAATTAAATATTTATTAAGTTCTATTGAAGTTGGAATATCTTTAAAATAAACAGCGGTTGGAAATAGTATTTTTCTTTGTAATTGACTCATTTAAAAGGCGGTCCTCCAAACCACATCACTAATGATTTTCTAATACCTTTTTTAACTGGAGCTACTTTGTGTCTTAAAAATGATGCAAAGAATATTGCTTGTCCTTGTTTCAAGGGCAACGGTTTGTTATCACCCATTTCTGAAAATAAAAGATCTCCACCTGTAAACTCTGATGGATCTGATAATAAACAAGTCATGGATATTTTTCTTATTGGATTTTCTCCATTTCCACCAAACGCATTTAAATCCATATGCCAATCATAAAAACCTTTTTTAGGGTATACCGTAAACTGTGCGGGCTCTGTAAGTTTTACACCGTCAAACATCATATGATTTAAGTTTACAATAGAGAGTTGATTCTCAATAACTTTATACATCTCAGGTAATTTATCAAAAGGTATCCAAGATATGGTTGTCACCCTTTTTTTAGTATCGTGTTTACCTCCTTCACCTCCACCAACTTTAGCTTGCTCAGGTGCACATTGGTGACCAGCTTTTATAATCATCTGACATTGTTCAGGTGTAAAGATAGGTTGTGTAGTAGTGGCAACATAACCTTGCCATCTAGGCATTCTAGGTATCATTCTCTCATCCCTGATCCAGTTCTTGAAGCTACAGGATTGTAATTAACATCTACATTACAAACCAATGTTCTTCTTTTTTCTTTTGTTCCGTTAAACGGATATACGCAATGTCTCATATCATAAGGAAACACATAGAAGTCTCCTATCTTCATATTTGGTGAGTAATCTGTTTTAGAAAATTGTCCGTTAGCTGCACCGATAATCTGTAGTCTACCATTCATAGGTTTCTCTTCAGCAGAATATTCAACGCCTGTTTCTTTGGGTAATTTTAAAATCATTACAGAAGATAAACCTGTATAGAGTTTACCTTGATGGATATGCACAGGATTATATTCATGTGCTTTCATTTCATTAACCCAAATAGAGTTTATATTCTTTTGTGTCTGACCTATCTTGTTCCAATCTGTGTAGTGATCAAAGATACTATGAAACCATTTCAGTATATCATCCGGTAAAAAACAATGTTGATGCATCTTATCGTTGTTAGGACCTGAATAAAATAAAGATACTTCGTCTTCTATTTTACCCACTAACTGTTTATTAGCTTTCGGTAATTGTTTCTTTTGTCTTTCGTAAATCTCATTAAGACCGACGAATACCTCTAAAGGGACCTGGTATTTTAATACCGTCTGACCTAAATATACAAAATCAAATTTCATTTTTCTTCCTAATTTCTGTTGCGGATATAGATTCTATTTTTTCTGGTAAAGATATCTTTTCTATCGCATATCCAACGTCTCTACCATAACATATGTTTGTAATATTTGGAACCCTTATTATTGTGTACTTGCCATAATACTGTCTTAATTTTTTATCTATTTTTCTTTTTACAGTTTTAAATGGGTATGGATTTTTTTCACCTGTGCAAGATCTAACCATGATTACAACCTGCCCTGTTTTTTCTAATATTTTTTTAAACAACTCAAAATGACCATCGTGAAAGGGCTGGTATCTTCCTAGCATTTGAGCAGTGGGTTTATCGTAATCTATCACGTATCTCCTTTATAATATGGTCGTAATTAAAATCTGTAATCTCAAAAGTGCAATGGCTAGGCTTTTCAAACATCTTATTGGTGTCGTCATATCTACCTTCTTTAATTGTATTCATCCAAATCTTAATATCGTAGTCATATCTATTTTGATCATAAGGACAAATAAAATCTACAACAGCTGGGCCATCAGCTAGATTTGCTAAACAATACATTCGCTCTGCTTGACGGAGTCTTCCTTCCATAGAAAAATCCCAGTCGTTAAACATTTTCCTAATATCATCAGCATTAAAATAAGCCATGTTGACTGCGAGCTGTCTTGCAAATGTAGTTTTACCCGAACCTGGTAGTCCAAAAACTAATATCTTAGATAAATTTAATTTTTCCATATGTCTGTATAATTTCTTGTGGTAGCACTTTTGTAATATCTCTTTTTGTTTTTGTCAAAGACTTTGTTTTTATAGTATGCATGCCTTTACCAAATATGGTATCATCATATTTTAAACCGTTTACTTCTATCTGTTTAAAATTTTTAAATCTGTGTTTGTATTTTGGTATGCCTAAAAACTTATATATACTATTAATTGTTTCTTGTGGTTTATCTACAATCTCATGGTAATCTACAAAAAGAACATGGTGTCTGTTTTTTGGTTGTAATAAATTTAACATACATCTTAGCTCTTTCATAATTTGACCATCTTTATTCATAAGTTCATGACAAGCTTGTGTTGATGTCCCTACTCTTTTTAAATAATTATCTGGTGTTTTATTTGCCCAATCTATCCATGAAGCCAATACTTCTAATACAGGTCTTACTAAAAATATAATCTTTATGTTAGGATCTAAATGTTTTTTTACTAATTCTAAATTACCTATTGTACCTGCGGGTCCACGATCTATAATATATTTATAATCCCAGTCCTTATAATAATTATCAAACACACTAGACAAAACATTATCCAATGAGTTGTGGTCAGGAAAGTTTAGAAACACATCCGTTTGTTTTAATAAAAATAAATCTTTTATTATCTCAAGAGTAATAGAATTAGGTGTACAACATATATCAGGGTTCTGATTTAATATTGACGTAAGAATAGTATTACCTGCCCTAGGCAGACCAGCAAGAAAAAATATTTTTTTACTTGGTGATTTTTTT